ATATTGTAGGCAAGATTGTTGACACCTTAAACCGTGAAAGCCTTAACGCTGTAGCAATCAGAAAATTATCAGATTCAGTTAAAAATTAAAAAGTAAGTAGTTATTTCCAACACTAAACAAACAAGCCATGAGACACGAGCCAACACAAGTATTTGACACAAAACGAAGTCACAAGTTTTTATCAGAAACCAGAGCTGAGAACGACAAAAGCGCATTCGCCTGGTTATTGGACTGGAAAGCTCAGTTATCCATAGTATTAGTCTTTGGAACGCTTGGAGCCTGTAATTTGTACGCCGGAAACACTGCAATAGGATGGGGATTTCTAGGCATTACGCTTATCCTAACGAGTGCTTTTGTGGTGTTTCGCGTTCTGGTTCCGGTGGTGAAATGGTTTTTAAGTTTGGTTGATTAATTCATTGAGATGAGACGTTCAAAAGTACTACACATTTCGCAATTGATCATGGCGATAGCCTTTGTATTCTGGATGGCCGAAACTGCCTATTTTGGTTGGAACCTAAAACCGATCAACCGAGCTGAGGAGATTTGTGACTACATCGCAGAATGTTTGTGGGCTATTGGATTGATTGTAATGCTAGTTCCGGGCGTTACACAGTATCAAAAATGGATGCAACCGAAGAATTGGATTACAGAATTACGGTGAAGATGTTGACACAAAGACAATTTAATAATCTGCCTGAATGGGCGTAATCATGGACAACATAAAGAAAGACCAGTACTCAATTGCCGACTTAAAAAAGGACGCTGAAGATAAAATGGTTATCAGAATCAAAGATGATCGCGCCCCAAGAGATGGACAATCATTTATTGACGGATTCATGGAAGGATCATTTCATGGATATGGACGAGCTCAATCAGAGATAGTTCAGCTAAAGGAGGCAAACAACATACTATTCCAACAGATGAGTAATAAGTGTGAGGAAATTTCGAAGTTAAAACAGGAGAAGGAAGAACTGACTTTGTTTGTTGAGAGCGAGAGAAGGTACGAACGAAATAAAACGATTCAGGAAGTAATTGAAGCTTATGCCGATCACTTAAGAAATACCTTTGAATACGACAAAACGCCATTCAGTAAAAGACTTGAATCATTGAAAATCAAATAGTTAAATCCTGAATAGTGAACCATAGGAATGATGAAATTGAATGTTATAAATTATACCTATCTTTGAATCATGTGTTGTACTTCGATTAAGAAAACAGCTAAGGTAATGGCCGACATAGCCAGGTCACACGCTTACCTGATTGCTGGGACAAACGAAGAGTTGAGCCATAGGAGAATGAAGATATGCAGCAATTGCCCTCATTTAAGGGGAGGTATAATGTGCAATTTGTGCGGGTGCGATATGCCAGCTAAAACAAGATTACCAGAAGAGCAATGCGCAGACGAGAAAAACAGGCGATGGATTGCTGAAGTAGCATGATGGATTTATACCCAATCAAGATAACACCTAAAAATATGGAATCTAATCCAGTAGGAAGGCCGTCAGAGTTCAAAGAAGAGTATTGCAATCAAGCTGAGAAGATTTGCAAGTTAGGGGCTACAGATAAGGAATTGGGCGATTTTTTCAACGTTACAGAGACCACCATTAATAATTGGAAGATAGAACACCCTCAATTTTTTGAGTCCATAAAGGCAGGAAAGGAATTGGCAGACTCGAATGTTGTAGAAAGTTTATACCAAAGAGCTATTGGATACTCGCACCCGGAAGTTGATTTGAAGATGTACGAAGGCAAAATAATTGAGACACCAATCATAAAGCAATATCCTCCGGATGCCACATCAATGATATTCTGGCTTAAAAACAGGCAGCCAGCAAAGTGGAGAGATAAGCAGGAAGTAGAACAGAAGACCACAATAGACGACCAACGGATAGATCCATCAACCCTAACGGATGCAGAACTTCGAACCCTTGCTGAAATTCAACGCAAGAGCAGAACTAGCCAGGCGTAATTTTTCGGACTTCATTTCGTACACAAAGCCGGACTATGAGTTTAACTGGCATCACCTGATGATGTGCGATAAGCTTCAGAAGTTCACCAACGGGGAGATAAAGAAGCTAATGATATTCGCCCCTCCACAGACTGGCAAATCAGAAATATCAACTAGGCGTTACCCTGCCTTTCAATTGGGTAGAAAACCAAAGACTAAGATTGCAATATGTTCCTACTCCGCTACTCTTGCGGCTGCATTCAATAGGGACATTCAAAGGATAATCGATGAAGAAAAGTACTTCGATGTTTTTCCTGGTACGATTCTAAACGAAAGCAACGTAAGCACAAACGCGCAAGGATCGTTCCTTCGCAACTCTGAGATATTCGAGATTGTAGAGCACCGTGGATTTGTTAAGACAGTTGGCGTGGGTGGATCGCTAACTGGTACACCTATCGACATTGGCATCATTGACGACCCTTTCAAAGACCGGGAGGAGGCTATGAGCATTAGAATCCGGGAAAAGGTTTGGTCATGGTATACAGACGTTTTCGAGTCACGACTTCATAACGATAGCCAGCAGCTTGTTTGCCTCACCCGTTGGGATCAGGATGATTTAGCCGGACGGATATTGAAACGGGACGGTAACGAATGGACTGTTGTAGTTTTTCCAGCCATTAAGGAACACGCGAATGAGTACGACCCGCGCCAAGTCGGTGAGGCTCTATGGCCTTCAAAACATAGCTTAGAACGTATGGAAAGAATCAGGGAAACAAGCCCAATAACTTTCAATTCTCTTTACCAGCAAGATCCTAAACCATCTACCGAGGCATTAGTATTCCCTGAGTGGTCAGAATACGAAGATCATCAGGAACCTGACACCGAGGCAATGATCGGGTTAGACTTTGGATTCTCTAATGATCCGAACGGCATAATCCAGGTAAAGATTGAAAAGAACGCAATTTACATGAAGGAGTTACTATACGAAAAGGGGCTAACCAATAGCCAGCTTGCCTTTAAAATGAATCACTTAGGACTTAAAAAGAGGCGAATAGTTGCGGACTCATCGGAGCCTAAGACTATCGAAGAGTTCAAAAAAGAACGGGGTTTTAATGTGGTCGAGTGTATCAAGGGGCCAGGATCGGTAAACGTTGGGATTGCATGGATAAAGGATAAAATAATATTCGTGCATAAAGACTCGCACAACCTAAAGAACGAGCTAAACAACTATCAATACGTAATGGTAGGGGGAGAGTCAACAAACGAACCTATGGACTCATTTAACCACTTAATTGACGCTGCTAGGTATACACGGGTGCTATTCAAACAAGGTAAATCATCTTCAGGAGCATGGTAAAAATAACAATAAACGGAACCGTCTACAAGGTAAAAACAAAGTGGGAAGAGGTCGACCACGAGCTATTGATGAACGTTGACGGACTCAGGGAAGAACTGGCAGCTTTAACCGATATACCTACGGATGTTTTAAACCTTGCCACTGACTTACAACTATTTCCAATCTACACGCTTGTTTCTTTCATCGATGAATCAGACAGTTACCCAGAATTTGAAGCGGCCAATATTGAGCAGGAGTCTTACGAGAAACTTGAGTACACCAAAAAGCTATTCCAGACAGGTAAAACTTATCAACGGGTATTTAGAGCGGCACAAGTTTACCATCCTGAAGAAAAAGATACGGTACGATTATTAGGATTAGGTGTAAACATCATTAATCAAATTAGTGTATTTTTGGAAAAGTATAGTGAGATGGTTCAAAGCGAACCGGATGCAGACGAAGTTTGGGCAGGGGTTGAAACATTGAGTGATTTCGGTTCATGGGGTACTGCTTACGTTCTGGCAGATAAGAACATTCTCAACCTTCGTGCTGTAATGGAGCAACCAGCGTTGAGGATTTACGAGGCATTAAGGTACAATTACAGGGAGTCGAAATATATGAAGAGGCTTTACGAAATTAAAAACAAAGCAAAGTGAGCTACCAGACAACAGTTGATTCAATTCGTAAAGCCGCGCAAGCTGTTAATCCAAACGGTAGGTTTATCAATGGTCGGCATGTGGACATCTCTCAGGCTTTCGACGGTGCCTATTCTGTAATTTGCCTTTATCCAATCAACATAAACAAGGGAGTAGATCCTGAATTTATAGACTCAAACGTTATTCTATTGGGGTTCTTTCAGCAAGACAGACCGGATACAAGCAATGACGAACGGGAACAGATTGTTTCGGACATGGACGAATTAAGCGATTTGTTTTTAGAAGAGTTGGCCGAAAGTAAGTTTGTAAAGATTACCAACGTAACCAAAGAACCTCAATTCCAGCAATACTTAGGAACTATTTCAGGGTTCGCGGTTAGATTCACGCTACAAAACTTCACCCCATGCTAAGCACTTACCAATCCATCGTTAAAAATCATCTCGAGGCAATGTTCAGGCTTAAACCTTTGGTTAGTGAGCCCGTGGTTTTTATGATTTGCGAAAAGGAATTGGTCAAACAAATTGCCATAGATAATAACTACATCCCTGCTTTCGGATCAATGCTTTCAGGGGAGTACATGAGCGTTCAATTCATTCAAGTTCAACCGCAATGCTAATCCTTTCATCATTCATATTGCTTGAAACTTTCGCTCAAAACCTAATCAAAGGGATTCAGGAAAACATTAGGAATAAGAAAGTTACCCCATTCGGTGCGATGCACACAACTGGTGAAGCTGAAAAAAGTTTGTTCTATCGGATTGACGCGAACCGATTAATTATTGGTTCAACATGGGCCTACATAACAGTTTTAGAAGATGGCCGTAAACCTGGGAAGTTTGCCCCGCCTGAAGTGATTGACAAATGGATAGAAGACAAACCGATCATTGGCGACATCAGTAAAAAGTCTTTGTCATTCCTTATTAACCGATCTTTGAAAGAAAAAGGTAGCTTGCTTTGGAGACAAGGCGGTAACTCAGGGATACTTTCAGATTACATAAATCAGGACTATATTCACAAGCATTTAACCGAACCAATGACAAAGGCATTAGTAGGTGAAATTTCGAGCAAACTATTTAAAATCGCGGTATAATGGCATCACTATTAATTTGGCGTGACTTATCAGGGGCATCACCTAACATAATGATGGATAGTTACTTTTATGATACCGTGACTACCGTAGTCTCGCATGTTGGGCCTATAAACATTGGCACCGGGGGACTTGGAGCTTATCATCCTCCTGCTGGGACGGTTATATTCTCAGAATGTTCAGGGCTTGATTTCGTAGAGTATAAAGGAATTGGCAATAATACGGGGGTGGATGTTGTTACTACAGAAGACTTTCCCGCGTGTTGTACTTTGGCTGTGAGTGATTTCGATGTAATACGAACTAACAACACAAGCCTAACACCAAACGGAACGATAGTAATAACTTGCCCGGTTCTGACAATTGCAGATTACGAGGCTTCTATAAACGGGGGAGCTTCTTACGTTGGCGCGTCCGGTAGTACTATCACATTCTCAGGACTTGCGGCGGGTGAATATACTATTTTGATTCGTGCGGTTTCGGGGGTTTGTTTCGTTTCAACATCGGCCACGATTTCAGATAACATCATTTACCCTCCTCCGATAGTATCCGAGACAACACTTCCAAGCCTTTACAGCCCTGTTTTTTATCCTATCACAATTGGTTATAAGTTGGATAATAACGATGCCACGGTCAAAGAAGATGGTTTTGGTACTTACCTTGAGGTTTCTACAGCAGACGCAAAAGAGTACCTGGTTACTCTGCCTATTATCCGGTTGATTGATAACGTTGACTATGCTGGAACATACCAGATTTTGAGTGTTGATGATGTTGACACCCCTACCAAGTTCTACATAGATGCTACTTATACTTCAGATCAGGCCGTTCTATTCGTTCCTTTCGACCGTGAACTGTTCCAGTTATTCGCTGAAGTTGCTTTCGAGAACTACCAAAAGATAGCAGACATTACTGCGTATCCTGATGAAACAGGGGAGTATCTTTTAAGATTGGAAGGTTTTTTACAATCGGTTTTCGAGGTTATGCAGCCTTTGAATAACGGAATAGAGATTACCTTGCTCCGAAAATACTACGTGGTTCCGGTTAACTTTGACATGGAGGCCGCGCCGACTATTTTAAACGCTGTTTATTCCGCTGTACCCGACCTTACAAACTACTTAGGAACCCTGATCCCGCTTGGCCCAGCTCCGATAAACTTTATCAACGAGCAGACGCAAAGAGGGTTCCCGGTTCTTTTCTCATACATCGACACCACAACAGGAAGGGTAATAAACATCACAAGTTCAGACCAGACCGATATTGTAAGCACATCGGACACGGTTTTTATTTCTGCATTGCCTTTCAACGAATACACTTTAACATGGATTAATCCAGCCGGGGCAATTATTTCGTTAAACGTTGATCCTGCTTTTCCAGCTTGGATTGTGATGACTCACCCAACACCTGACACGGTGTTATTAACCATAGATACCAACGTAACCACGGGCACACCCGACTACGAGGGTGATGATTATGACGGTGACGACTACCTAACCGGTGGACCGAATGCTTTAGTAGGTTGCTATACATTCGAAATAAAAGACGGTGCTACGGTGTTGTTTACTTTAGAAATTTGTGTTTATCCCTTGCAGAAATCGAACGGTATTTGCCCTGAAAACATAGCTAATATTGCATGGGTTAATCGTGAGGGCGGTTGGTCTTCTTACGTGTTCGATGGCCGTAAGACTTACGGAAAGGATATTTCAACAGTCAACACGTACAAGCGCGGAACTGAATTAAAGCGGTCAACCGTTGAGGATGTTTATGACGTTATAGAGGTGAACATTAATAACAAGTCGATAAAGGATTTGATATTTATCGCCTCATTACGTCAGAGTATTCAGGCGTATTTATTTGATGATGCTACGCTTCAATGGAGCATCCCTATATTTATCGATAAGGATTCGTTCCCGATTTATACAGTACCTTTCAAACAAATTCAGGTTGCGGACAAGTTCACATTCAGACTTTCAAACGAGGTAATCATACAAAGCCAATGACAGTAACATCTTTCGACTCAGACATTCCGATGCAGTTTATTAAAGAACAAACTTTACAGGGGAGGGTTTCTATTTTCTTAAATCATGTAATGTGCAAGGTTTTGAAGCGCGATCTAATAAAAAAAGAACGTGACAAAATATCGTTCATAATCGTGGATAAGCAAAACATGGAATTGAAGTACGATAACAATTTTATAGGGATGGTTACACTTGTAGGGATGACTAAAGATTTCATTTTCAAACAATGACAACTGAAGTATTTGTAAATGGTGAATTGATCGACATCGATAACGATGAAATTGTAACTGCTAGTTATGGGAACATTTCTTTTGGTGAACTTTCGAAACGTAAGGGGGTTAAGTCGAACACATGGAAAGCCCCTTTCTCACCACGTAACAAACAAGTAATTGAAAACTCTGAACTGATCGGGAATAATTCAAACTTCCCTTATCGTAAATCTACTATTGAAGTTAAGATAAGCGGAACAAGTGTGTTTTATGGTTTCGGAATTATAGAGGAAGCTCAGACGCATTACGCAATAAACAGCTACGCCAAAGCTTCTGATTTCTACACAGTAATAAATAACAAAAAGTTAACCGAGTTAGACACTACTTCATTCAATCATCAATGGAATGAAACCAATGTAAGGAACAGCCAATTTAATACCGAAGGGTATATTTACGCGTTCGTATACAATGGTAAGGCCGGGGCCGGTGGATCTATTGTTGACTTTGTTGGAATAGACGCTTTACTTCCTCACATGTTTTTTCACTCGTTGATTAAACAAATCGCTTTAGACGCTGGATATACTTTGGTTGGTGATGTTCTTACTAATGGAAGGTTTTTAAATCACTTAGTACTTTGTAATAAATTTCCTTTGCCGATTATGTTCGGAGGTGATTTCAACATAGCGGAAACATTGCCAGACTTAACACAGTCTAAACTATGGTTAGACTTTGCTAATATCTATGGCCTTCAATTCGACATAGATCAGGAGGTGGGTATTATTCGCGCTGACTATATTGATGATTTGATATTTAACGAGTCGGAAGATTGGACAAACAAGATTGACAGATCAGAAAAGCCAACCCTTAACTACTCACTTGGGTACGCGCAAAAGAATTATTTACGGTTTAATTCAGATGATGTTTGCCTTGAGGATTACGAGAAAGAGGTTTTGATTGATGATGAAACAATTGAGGAAGAGGTTGATATTTATAAGTCTTCTTTCTTTATGATTCAACACGTAGGGACTGTATTCAGTGAAGGATTAGGAGACGCGAAAACATTCACACTAAAGGATAACCAAAACTTTCGCGGTGCATGGGTAACAGGTCAAGATTACTTTGCGTCTGCATTTCAATCAGTGTGGCACAACGGTACGTACTACAAAGCGAAGATTGACAGTAACAGCCAGGAACCTCCTAATGCAACATACTGGGAACCTGTAGATCAAACAACTATTTGGACAATCAAAAGCCGTCCTATGTATGGGTATCTTGTAACTGATCCGTCTAGCTTAGTTGAGGTTTTATTTTCCGGTGGCCCTGAACAGATTACCAAAATAGTTTACAACACTAATTTGAATTGGTCAAACTCTTATAATCTTCACTACAAGGTTTTCGATAGAATCAAGAATAAAACAAAGAAGGTAAAAATATTGGTTCGATTGAACTACTCAGATATAAACCAATTGAGTTTCACATCTACAAAGAAAATAGATAATGAGATTTTTGTTTGCGAAGACATAACTCAGTTCAAATTGAATAGAAACGATTCTACACTTGTCAACTTAATCAGACTGTAATGGAAGAAAATATATTACTATCAATAGAATTTAATAACGATGACATTCAATCAGCTGTTAAGAACATCGAGCAGAGTCGTAAGGCTATTGACGCGTTGATTGAGTCTAACAAAAAGATTGCTGCACAAGGTGAAAAGAACTCTAAGGCTTACATACAGAACGAACAAGCAATTAAGAAACTCAACACTGAAGTAAACCAAAACTCGAAACTGATTCAGGCAAATACCCAGGCCGTTGAAGTTAATGCAAATTCTATTGATGCACTCAAGAAAAAGAACTCAGAACTTTTAAAGGAGCGTAATAAATTGGATACCTCTACCGAGGAAGGTAGGGCCGCTATTTCAAAACTCAACGCTGAGTACGATAAGAACTCTAAGATTATTGCTGACAACGCTACAGGGGTCGAGAAGCAACGATTTAACATAGGTAATTATACTGAGTCGATCATAAAGGCAAGTGAGCATATTGAAAAACTTAAGAAAGAAAACCAACAGTTAACGGTAGTTCTTAAGACGGTCGATAAGTCCACTAAAGAAGGTCAGGAACAATACAACCAGATAAACACCGCTATTCAAAATAACATTACCCAGATAAATAAGTACAAAGTTGTGGTGAATCAAACCACTTCCGCAACAGACAGAGCCGGGGATAGTTTGAAGCAATTAGCACCTGGTCAGGCTCAAGCTGCACAAGGATTTATAGGAATGACACGGGCCGCGCTTGCTTTCATTGCTACTCCGATCGGTGCTATACTTGCTGCTATTGGTGTGGCGGTGGCAGGTGTTATTGCTTATTTCAAACAGTTCGAACCGGTATTAGATTTTATTGAGGATGCTGTTACAAAAGTTAGTGCTGTATTTTCCTCACTTATCCAGAACCTTGATAAAGTAGCTTCTATTGTAGGAAATGTTTTAACCGGCAACTTCTCAAAAGCTGCTGATGAGGCCCGTAACCTTGGAAAAACTATGGGTGAAGCTGCTGATGAGGCACAAAGGCTTTTGGATATGACACGTGAACTTGAGGATGCAGAACAAAAGTACCGTTTAGCGTCAGCAGGGGCAAGCAATCAAATTAAGGCTTGGGTTGTAGAATCCAAACGCAAAGGGGTTTCTATCGAAGAGTCAAACCGATTGTTAAAGCAGGCCGATGAACTGGAAAGACAGTTGACCGAAACGGCTACAGCGAACGCACAGAAACGCGCTGACATTGAAGAGGGTAAGTTGATTGCAAGTAAAAAGGCCCAACTGGATGCAGCTGGTATTGCTCGTAAAGCTGGTGAAGATCAAGGTGCTTTCATCGACCGGTTGATAAGTAGCGGCATATTTAGCCCTGAATCATTAGAACCTTTAATTGGTGCATTCGAAAAAGTTCAACAGGCGGCGTCTGAAAGTCTTGCTTTCCGGGAAAAGATTCAAAACCAACAGGCTGCATTGGATGAAAAAGAAGAGGCTCGACTTGAAAAACTTAATGAGGCAAGAAAGAAGTCTTATGAGGAACAGGCAGAAGCCGCCAGAAACATTGAGGCGTTAAAGTTTGAATTGGTTGAGGAAGGACGCAAGAAAGAAATTACAGCTTTCTATAATGCTGCCTATGAGAAAATGGAGGCATTGAAAGGAACTGATGAACAGATCGCAGAACAAACCATTTTAATAAATCAGAAGCTTAATGAAGATTTAGCAAAGCAACAGGAACAATTTGCCGAGGAAGATCGCCAAAGGGAAATCGAACGAGTTGCAGCAAATGAACAATTCCTAACCGAGGCTTTAAATGAAGAATTGGCCATTTACGAGGAACAAGTTCAGGCGCTTATAAACCTGGAAAAGGAGAAATTACTAGCCGGTACAATTTCAAAAGAAGAGTACGATCAGGAAATTTACGACTTGGAACTTGCGGCCCTGATGGCTCAACAGGCTTTGAAAGAGCAGTTTGGTGAAGAGGATTTAGCTTTAAACGGACGAATTACTGATGCTAAGATTGCGCAAGGTCAGAAGGAAGTGGAAATTAGAGAGCTTCAGGAAAAACAAAAGCTTGATGCTATTCAATCTACATTAGGTGCCGTTGCTAGTCAGTTCAACAAACAATCAGTTGCATTTAAAGTTCTGGCAAGCGCACAAACATTAATAAATACATATCAGAGTGCCACTGCTGCTTTCAACTCACTGGCAAATATTCCTTATGTTGGAACAATATTGGGTATAGCTGCGGCTGCGGCTGCGGTAGCGTCTGGACTTGCCAACGTTGCTAAAATTAACAACACCAAACTTCCCAAACTTGAGGACGGAGGATTGATCGAAATTGGAGGACGTAGGCATTCACAAGGTGGTGAGGATATTTCAATTGGTGGCCGTAAGGTAGCAAACGTTGAGGCAGGGGAGAATATGGTAATCCTTAAACGAGGCAGCTCTAAGCTGTTAAGGAACCTTTCAAATATCAATCAAATGGCCGGTGGTGTGAACTTCTTTAATGATCGTTCACCTAAATCATATTTGGCAGACGGTGGTTTTGTTGCCCGTGCAGCGAGTTCAAAGGTTCAAAACTTCCAGACTATTAGCATAGCCGAAGATTTAAGAAAGGCTAAATTCGAGGTTTATGTTGGTGACATCGAGAAGGTTCAAAATCAGGTTAACCGGGCGAATGTCACTTCGGAGCTTCGTTAGCATCGATATACTTTTTCAATGCTTTCCTTACTATTGCGGCCTCAGATTCCCCTTTCTTTTTGAGGAACATTTTCACTTTGTTTTTAAACTCTTCATTGCATTCAGCTTTTATAACAGCCATTTTGGTAGGTAGGGTTGATGTAAAAAGGTGTACACTTTCTACGCGAATATACAAATTATATTTTCATTCGTATCGTGAAAGATTTAGAAATGCTTCCAAAACTATACATCAGGGGGGTTATTGCTCCACGTGGAACACAGTTCCAGGGTGAAAGCTTCTCCGCTTCTGATGCGCGTGACTTCTTACAATCCCACAAAGATGAACCAGAAATTGTAGTTGAAATATCTTCCGATGGAGGGTATAAGACTGAAGGTATCGAAATCTTCAATATCCTGAAAAACTCAGGTAAGAAGATTACCACAATTTCTTACAAGGCAAATTCAATCGCCACTGTTATTGCGCTATCAGGTTCAACCCGGTTAATCGTAGAGAATGGACAATTCATCGTTCACTTCGCACGAATTGACCCCCAAGATTTGGGAATTAACTCACTTACTTCAGATGATCTTCAACGTTTGGCAGACGAAACCGAAAGGGCCGACAGCCAGATTTTAGACATCTATTGCAATGAGTTGGGGGAAGAAAAAAGAACCGAGCTTATAGCAGCGATGGCCGATGAACGTGACTTAGGGGCAAAGGGTGCTATCAAAATTGGCTTCGCTACTGGCTTTTATAAGAAAGCCAAGAAACCAAAGATGGCTATTGAAGACTTCACAGGGGCGTTAGTTACTGATCATTTGGCACTTTTAATTAAAAACAACATGAGCAAAGAAAAAGAAGACAAAGACCTATTGAAGGTTTTGGATGAAAAAATCCAGAATGGTTTCAAGGGTATAGCAAGATTTTTAAGCAAGCTAAGGAATGAGGTTTCCCTTGTTCTTCAGGACGGAACATCTATCTACGTGGTTCCGGTTGATGCTGCAAACCCTGATGAATTAATGGGGGCAAGCGTTTTTAAAGTTGATGAGGCAGGACTACCAACTACTGAAGCAGTAGAGGATAAAAGTTACCCGCTAAGTGATGGACGGACGCTTGTAGTTGTAGCCGGAAAGGTTACAGAAGTTCAGGCTGTTGTTGATCCAAATGCAGCAATGAAAACAGAACTGGCAGCAAAAGAAGAGGCTTTAAAACAAGCCAGCGAAGAAATTGCAGCTTTGAAAGCAGAACAGGCGACATTGAAGGCATCGATGGAATCTGATAAAACGGAGATGAAAAAGCAATTTGATTCAATTCAGATGGCTTTCAAAGAATTTAAAGCAGCCGTCCCAGGTGAACGTAAAAAAGGCCCTGAAGATGAGGAAGAGGTACAGGATGTATCAAAAATGACAACAGCGCAAAAGGTCAGATTCATGTCAAAAGAACGCGCAAAACTTGAATTACAACTTAAACAATCTTAATCTAAAAGAATATGTCAAACATTGTTCCAGCAATTAACACCTACGCAGGAGAGCTGTACGGTGACTACATCACACCGGCAATCCTTCCCGCTCAGGGTTTGGTTGATTTAGGTTTAGTGACCCCATTACCAGGTATCAAAAAGCGTTCAATCCTTCGCACGTTGGATTTTACGGTTGAGTTTCAAGACCCTGCATGTGATTTCGATGCTCAGTCTGGTGATATTGCACCGTCTGAAAAATACATCGACCCCGTTAAATACGAGGTGATGGTTGAAATTTGTTATGCCGATCTTCGTCAAGGGTGGGAAGCCGCTCAATTGAAGAAAGGATCGCTTAACGACTACGTTCCACCAAAGAACTTTGAAGACCTTTTGCTTGAATTGATGACCGTTAAAATCGGTATCATGAACGAGCAGCTTTACATAAACGGTAAAGCAGGAGTTACGGCCGGTACAGTTTCTTTCGCAGCAACGTACTTAGGTTTGATTGGTCGTATTAAAGCTGATGCAACAGTGTTGAAATATACCAACACATCAACGTCAGCAAATACCACAATGACCGGTACAGCAATTACAATGGCTTCTCCAGGTGTAGCGACAGTGACATCAACTGCCAACCTTAGAACAGGTGACAGAGTGACTATCACTGCAAACACAGGCGCGTCTTTAGTTGGTGGTGTTACAATAGTTGGTCAGACTTTCACTATCACAGTGTTGAGCGCAACAACCTTCAGTATCGGAGCAGCCGTAACAGGTGCAGCTTCCACAGGATTCACGATGATGTTCGTTAACGCTTACAACATCCTTGATTCATTGGCATTCGTTTATAACGCGGTTCCAGTTGCGGTATCGAGCAAGCCTGATTTTAAAATCTGGATTTCTCAAGCTATGGCGAATAGCTACAGCCTACAACAGGCTACCGTGGCAACGTCTGGCGGGTCTGGATACGTAGGAGCAAAAGAACTTGATTTCTTAGGTTCTAAACTTCAGGTGGTAAACTCACTTCCTTCAAATACTATCATCGGCGCATCCGCTGGAAATGTGTTCTTAGGATTCGATGATTCAGGAGATGAGGAGTACATCCGTATCACTGACATGGGTAAAACCACAGGTGACGACAAGTACCGATACAAGGCTTCAATGAAGACTGACATTAACTACGTTTACGGAAACGAAATACTTTTCGTAGGACCGGTTATTTCCTAACCTTTAAACCTTTTATACAATGGCAGAATGCTTAAGTAGTTTGGAAAAAGGCGTACAAGCAAGTTGTACAGCCATTAAAAAGGCGGGGGGTTTAGATAAGAGAATCTATCTTGGTGCTATTGGTGACCTTGCAACGTGTGTTATCGGATCAGATAACACACTTACATCAATCACATTCACGGCCACTAAAGGGCTTGTGAAGATGGTTGGCCGTAAAGAAAAGAATAGCGCGGGATCTGATATTGAAGTGGGTGAAAATGTAACCCTTAGAAATCAGACTTTAAGCCTTTCGGTTTATTACGATTCAGCAGGGCCACAGGCAACTATTGACCTTGCGGCAATTGAGGGTATCATTGATAATGAAGCTTTGTTTGCGATTGTTGAAACTAACGCCGGAAGCCTTGAGGTTTTCGGTATCAACAAAGTGAATTATGATGGATACGGCTTAAGAGTTACGGCTAACCCTGGAACTTCTGGATTAATCCTTAATGATTCAACAGCATTCGCAATGGTTCTGAGTGGTGGGTTCACAAACCTACAATTGATTTACGCACCGGCAACAGCCTTGGCAACAAACATCGCAGCATTAGATGCGTTGGTAATAGATCCATAGAATGTATAGATTCAAAGAAAAACATAGGGATGACAAAATCGTCATCCCTTCAATTCGTTTAGTAGTAACTTCTGAAAACGTCAATCAGTGGGCAGAGCTTATTTTTAAAGAGTTTCCAGCTCACAATGATATGATTGAGTTTTTAGAGGAAGAAAAAGTTAAAAAAGTGGCCGCTCCTAAAGAGGAAAAGCCGGTATCATCCCCACCTTTTAAAATTGAGGACTGATGAACATAGTTTATCAAACCCTCAATATTGTTAAGGACGCTATTGCGTACATTTCAAAAGACAACCGGAACTATTATAAGTTCGGAGAAACGGATTGTCTTCCAAACGAAATTGTTCGTGCTGTAAACGACTCAGGAACAGCAAGATCATGTATTACCAAGTTATCTCAATTCATACAGGCAAACGGTACGGTAGACCAAGTAATCGGAACCTCACCGGCCAATAAAGAACAATCTTTCAATTCAGCGATCAGCGATTTAAGTATGATCGTTTCGTATTTCAAATGCTCATCATTTCGGGTACTTTACAATAATTCAGGGATGCCAGCGGTTATTTACCCCGTCCCTACTCAATACTTGAGACGCAAAGGAAGAACCCGTTTTACTTACAACGAGTTAATGGGCGAACCTAATTACAGACGTAACGAGGATAAGTACCTTGCTGTTTTTGACCCGTTGGAACTGCCATCAAAAAGACTGGAAAGGATTGATAGGCAAATCAAATCATACGGTGAGCAGTGGGGAGATATTGTTTACCACTTCAAAAAAGGAATAGGACTTTATCAGGACGTTTATTCTATTCCTGACTACTATTCTGGAATTGATGACATTGAAAGCGATGCCGGTATTTCCAGACTCGAAAAACGTAACATCCAAAAGGGTTGGAGAACTCCTATAATTGTCAGCACCGGGCCGATTGATAAGGAGGTTAAAGACGATCAAGGCAAAACTGAGTACGATAAGTTTGCGACCAATATGAAAAAGTTTGCAGGCGAAGACGCTGCTTACGCTTTGCATTTGGAAGGCACAACGAATGAAATGAAGCCAACCGTCACGACTATAAATATTGCTGACATTTTAGACCAAACCGATAAAGCAACCGACAGAGTAGGCAGAAAAGTATGCAGACACATGGGGGTTCCTCCTGTTTTGGTAGGGTTCTCAACGCCTGGACAACTCGGAAATGCTACCGAACTTCAAAACACAATGGAGCTTTTCAAAATGACAGTTATCGAATCTCAGGATTTGATAAGCGAGTCTTTGAAATTAGTATTTCCAGAAAAGGATTGGACTTTATCAACAATGAGTTTGTGGGGTGCTAAAACAGAATCGGGTCAACCGGCCGAACAATTACCAGGCGATCCAACCGCTGAAGTAAAAACAAATGAGGCAATGCGTAGCTGGGGGATGGCCGACATTAACAAGATTCAGAAGATCATAAAAAGATTTGAGTTAGGTACTACAGAACCAGACAACGCAAAAGCTTTAACCTTTGAACAGGCTGTTCAGATTCTTAAAAGCTACGGACTTACTGACGAAGATATTGATGTTTGGATCGTTAAACCTGAAGAGTTATGAAGCCAACAAAATCAGATTTCCCGGCATTCGTAAACTTTTCTTTGACCATTGAAGATAGGTTGATAAACATTCATATTGAGGACGCTTTCAAATATGACGTTCGTCCAAAGCTTGATTCGTTGGCTATTGATATTTACGATTACGATGCTAACCTAACGACAAAACCACAGTTAAAAACATTCTTTGAGGACTTTGTTTTGCAGTGGTGGGTTTTGCTTGCTTACAAAAGATTTATTCAAAGTCACGGTCGTAATGTTACTCAATTCGGGTACACGAAAACCAAAGACCCGCAAGGAACTTTTGACCAATTGGATCAGAATGAACGTGTTGTTATTTTGAAACAACTTGAGCACGATTATAATGTTTGTTTCAATTACATCCTTCAGGAAACATGGACTTTTGACGGAGTAACCTATAGAAAGCGCGGTGATGATTGTAGCACACCGAGAACAGGAAGTTACGGTATAAACGCTTTGACGTAATGACAAAGGCGGCATTAGAGGCATTAGTTAACGCTTACCTGGCATCATCGCAGCCAATAACGGCATCAGGGATGCACCGTCCTTCTATGCATTCGGTCATCGATGAAATGTACGATGCCAATAGCCGTGGATCAGTACTTTCAGGGGTTACCACATCAGTAAGTTTAGTTGCAGGGGATCAATTATTTTTGATAAGATCAGGAGCCGCAAGACTTGTGCCTATCACTTTGTTTCCAAACGTTCCTTTGCTGACTGATTGGAACATGGATTCAAATCTATTTCCATCAGGATCAAAAAAAGGTCAAAGGTATTACGGGGTTATAACTAGTTCGACAACATTGTTAGATAGGTCTGGCAATCCATTACCATCAAACATTTTTTTAACTTCGCTACAGGATAACGCATCGACTTCAAACGTAAACCAGTGGGCCATTGAATATACAATAACATGAAAGCAACTTTTGACCCTTCTGTTAATTTGGATTTATACTTTCGTAAAGGAAGGAACGGAAATAAGACGCTTAATTTTTTCAATACCGATGGTTCTGAATACGATTTAACCGGTATACCTTTTGAGTTTAGAGCACCTTTTGCAGTAGTTGTAAATGTTGTAGACAACACAATAGAACTATCATTTGCAGACAGTGAGGTAATAAACCGGGAAAGATATTTTTGGCAACTTGTAAACACTGCCACGGTTAAAACATGGCTTTGCGGAACTGCTTTTTTTACTTCTGATTTGAGCGCGAATGTTTCTGATTCTGAAGATATTGTTATCAACTTAAACGGTGAAACAATAAACATTACCATTAGCGACACGGCTTCACTTCTTATCGATTGGGATATGGACACAAACCTATTCCCGGCTAACTCAAAGAAAGGACAGGATTACTACGGAGTTATTACGGTATCATCTACACTTGTAGATAGAAGTGGTCAATCTTTACCTTCAGGAGTGATCGCAAAGGCTTTAGTAAACAACGCGTCTACAAGTGATCCGAATGACTGGGCATTTACTTACACTATAACATAAAAATATATGCAATTCATAGAATTATTCAAATGGTTTGTAGCTAAAACGGATTGGATGAAAACAACCGTAGGGCTAGTATTTGTTTCTGTTTTTTCATTCACTGTCGTTTTCGTTTTGAAAAATGCAGTTCCGGAAACAAATAAAGAGATAGTCCATTTTATGATGGGTGAAATTTCAGGTGTTGCTTTATCAATTGCAACATACTATTTCGGAAGCTCTAAAGGATCACAGGAAAAGACAGAAATTATTAAAGACCAACACAAAGCAGCAAATGAAAAAAATAATCCTTAGTTTAATAATATCAGCTTTTGCATTCGCTTCGTTCGGGCAAAAGTTTTTAGAGAACAGTCCACCACAAAGCCCAACGGTTGAAAGAATTAACCAGGCAATGACCGGGGCTTATGTAGCCTCAGGAACAGACACCTATACAACAACATTTGCAAACGGATCGTACAGTTACACAGCATTAACAAATCTTGCCATTTCGGTAACTTTTACAAACACAAACACAGTGGCGAGTACTCTTAATTTTGATGGACTGGGCGCAAAGAATATTTATAAATGGTCGTCAGGGGCTTTAACAGCGGTTAGCGCAGGGGATTTAATAGGCACTATTAGACTTCGTTACGATGGAACTCAATTCGTTATGGAAGGAGGAACAGGTTCGGGAGGAGTTGGTGATGTAACCTACGCAGATTTAAAAACATCTCGCACGCTTACAAGTGCTGACGACTTAGATCAATCAGATCAGTTTAAAATAGTTTACGTAGAGAGTGCTACGCCTTTTAATGTAACGGTAGACGCTTTAGATATTGGAACTCAAGTTTATGTCAGAAACGATGGAGCGGCAACGGTAACACTTATTGAAGGATCAGGGGTTACTCTTGTGGGCACTACTATTGACATTGAATCAGGAAAAACAGCTGTTATAACTTATAAGACTTCAACGGCTCCGGCTGTTGATGTTAGCGGTTCTGGTGGTGGTGGAACATGGGGAAGCATTACAGGAACCCTTTCAGCACAAACAGATTTACAAAGCGCGTTAGATGCAAAGCAAGACGATATAACTTTTGGAACGGGTGTTCAGACAGCTTTAGGTGTTAACGTTGGTTCTGCTGGTTCGGTGGTAGTAAACGGTGGGGCATTGGGGACTCCTTCGAGTGGAACGGGAACAAATATTACGGGTATTGTTGGGACTAACGTAACGAACACCCCAGCGGGTACAATAGCCGCTACTAACGTTCAAGCGGCTTTAAATGAACTAGATACGGAGAAGCAACCAGTACTATCAGGTTTAACAAGCGGAACTATCCCAGTAGCAACAAGTTCCTCAACAATTGGAAATTCTGGATTGCGTTATAAAGTATCGCCAACATCGTCATTATTTCCGGCCACCGCTTTAGTTAATATTCCGGGGATAAACGGAACGTTGCCACCGTGGGAGTTTTTAAACTTTGGGTATCTTGGAGGTGATACGGTAACATTCCCCAATAATCATTTAATACGAGCGCCTAGAGGTTTTGTCGTTTCGAGTTGGTCTCAAAACATGGTAAACAATTGGGTATGGGACCCAATAGATGCCAGAGCAGAGCCATTTAATACTAATATTGCAATGCTAGGTTTTGAAGTGGGTGGTGAAGGTATTTTAAATCACTATACCGCACCGGGTTCAATTCCGGCTTTATCATTTCACGAGATTAGTCGAGCTGGTGGTGGTGTAGATGGTTTAACTGGGATTCATCCATATACAAGTGTGGTTCCATTCAACCAATTCAAAGCCCCTATTTTTATGAAGTGGGAAAGCGCAACAACTCCACCGGTCGGAACCGCTGAAGCATGGTGGGGAGGTACTAACAATGCTGTTTCAAGCCGGATAAATCCTGAATTGTGGCTAATACGTGAGGAAAATAAAGGAACGTTAGGTAATGACGATTATCAGCAAGATGTAAGGCTTGATGGTTTTGGAACGTTTATGAACTTAAACTTTGCTAGAGCAAACGGTACTTATAATAGTAAAACTATTATGACAACTGGGCAGCAAGTCGGGCAAATTGGCGCGATTGTTTATGATGGCTCGACTTACCAAAGAAATGCAGCGATTGATTTCGCTACTAGGGGAACACCTTCAGCGGGCAACGTGCCAGTATCAATATTCTTTAAAACGTCAGCAACAAATACCGCGGGACTAACAAACAGAGTTGAAATTTCATCTACTGGTAACGTTGGTTTTGGTGTCATCGGATCACTTACACAAACGGCTAAAGTCCACATAGCAGCGGGTACAACAGGCGCGGGAACGGCTCCATTAAAATTCGAATCTGGTTCTTTAATGACCACCGCAGAAGCCGGAGCAGTTGAATTTCTCACTGATAAGTTTTACGGAACAATCACCACAGGAGCAGCACGAAAAGAACTTACTTTAAATGATGCAGCTTTGACAAGTGGACGCGTTCCGTATGCGACCACTAACGGAAGGATAAAAGACGAATCAGGATATGAGTACAATGAGAGTACTAATACTGAAACAGTCGGAACGGTTGCCGCTACAACATTGGTAACAACGCCTTCTGTAGTTTCCACAGTTACGACACAAATAACCAACGCAATCCAAGTAAGCGGATCAACCACAAGAAAGACCTATGAGGTTTTATGTTTAGACGCTGCGGCAGTAAGTGGCGATTTAACTCAGTCTTTTCTATCAGGATACACAGATGCTACGTGTTCTGTTATTTTCACAGTTACAGCCGTAAAAAGTGATGGATCAGAGTCTTTTGGGGGCGAGTACGCAATTACATATAACAAAGATGGGGGGACAACAGTAGTACAAGTAGGAACCACAACCAACATTTACGAGCATAAAACAGATGCAGGGGCTAGTTTTACAGCGGATGTACTTTCTAATCAAGCTCATTTTTCTTATGATAGTGGTGACATTGATTCATATAGATGGACTATTTGGGCTAAGGTGACAATCACTCAACTGTAATGAAAAAATTACTCATATTATTTTTATTCATTTCAACATTTGCACAAGGGCAAGGTCTTCGTAGTTTTTTATTATCGAACAGCCAAAGGGTAACTGCAAATATAGAGTTAGAAGATTTTACTTCATCGGGTGGTTTTTTAAGTGCTGACTATACATACACAAGTGATGAAA